CCAGCTGCGCGGTCAGCGTGGGGGTAGTGCCGGCGACGGTGCCGGCGACCGCGACCGCGAGCCACAGGTCCGCGACGTCGTGAATGTCGATGGGGCCGGAGTGGGTGGTCCCGGCGCCGGACAGGGCGGCGGACTGGGACCAGATCAGCCGGCCGACGGGATAGGCAACGGCCATCTCACGCCTCCTCGGAATCTCGTGGTGGCATGGAAGGCGGCCCGCGTCAGGCGGTGGTGAACAAACTCGCGTAGGCCGCGAGATCCATCGACGAGGCGCTCGTGCAGCGGCAGCCGGGATGATCCGGCTGGGCCGGGAAGGAGGACGGGTCGTACGGGCCGGCGTCCTCGTTCGCCCCGCAGTTCGGGCACACGCGATCGTCGCCGGCCGTGATCCAGTCCACGGCGCTGACGCCCTCGGACGCGTACAGGCTCAACGCGCCTTGCGCGAGCGCGGTGGTCATCGCCCAGTCGAGGGTGAACGTGACGGCGTCGATGTCGTCGGAGCCGAGCATGTCCATCGCGTCGGCGAGCATCTGCTCGTAGCTCGCGCCCTCGCGGGTCGCGTCCGCCAGGGCCCGACCGAGGTCCCCGGTGGCGCGGTCGAGCATCTTCGCGAGCCAGCCGTCGACATCAGCCCAGATCGTCTGAAGGTTCTCCAGCGAGTTCAGGGCATGTTCGAACGCGAGGTTCCAGTCGAGGCCGACCTTCTCGATGCGGTCGGCGGCGATCGCGACGGCGCCGACGATGCCTTCTGCCTGTCCCGCGGCGAGCGCGTCGCGGATCGAGGTGCGCAGATCCTGCCAGCCGGGCCGTCCGGGCAACAGTTGGAGCATCGCGGCCGCGGCGGCAGTGGCGTCCGCGAGAGTGCGGGCGTCCCGATCCTTCTGGTCCTGGTCGGCTTCGGCGAGGCCGGCGCGGCGCCGGTAGTCGGCGACGGCCCAGGCGACCTGTTCGCGGGTCAGGGTGCGTCGCCACGCCTTGGCAACCTTCGCGGCCTGTGCGTCGATCAGGTCTTCGCGGCGCTGGTAGACGAGCGCCCAGGTGCCTTCGAGGGAACCGAGTTTCAGGGTGGCTTCGAGGATCCCGGGGTCATCGGCGTGCTCGCGTGCCATGTCCATCGCGGCGACGCAGCCGGCTTTGACGCGGTCGGTGAGCGGTCCGCCGGTGCGCGCCCATCCGGTGGCGTAGGCGCGCCGCGCCAGATCGGCGACGGACTCGATTTCCGGTGCGGGAGCGGCGAACGGGAAGTCGGTGCGCGTGCCCCCGTGCACGGCCGAGATCGCGGAAAACGTGACCGGCGCAGGTTCGAGGCGCTGCGGCGTGATGGCGTCGCGCTCCACGTACATCCTGGTCAAATGCGCGGTGTAGCCGTGCTCCCGCGGCACGTCGATGCCGAGGGCGGCGCACTGGTCCATTGCATCGCGGCGCAAGTCCTCGATGGCAGGGGAGTCGACCAGTGCGACCAGGACATCCTTGTCGCCGCCGGTGAAGCGCGCCCCGCCGGCGACCCTCGCACCGATCGGGGCCCGGGCGGCCAGCGTCTGGGCCGCGGCACGCAGCGCCGCAGGGTCGGTATCTGCGGCGTCCCCCACGTATGCGACCGTCACGTGCAGCGCATCGGGCGCGAGGCCGCCCGGGACCGCGAGCGAGGCGACGGTGGCCGCGTCCGGGTACAGGGCGAGCATTGCCGATCCGGAGTAGTCGGGCTGCGCCACAACTCACCTCCGGTGGCCGGCGCGCCGAGTCAGCCGATCTGCTTGGAAATCAGTGCCGATACGTCCTCGGCCCGGGTGGGGTGTCCCTGCTGGGCGGGCATGCTCGCCTCCTTACGCGTCTACGGCGGCAGGCATCTCGGCCAGCGCCCGCTTTCGCCGGGCCTGGTAGGAGCGCTGCCACTCGAGGTGCATCTCCTGCACGTCGCGGCTGTACGCGGATTCGCGTGGCGGCGCGCCCTGCGCGGCGTCGTTCGCCAGGCCGGGGCCGTCTTCCGGACTCAGTTCCGGTGCGGGCGCCGCCGCCGGGGCGCTGGCGAGTGTGACGGGTTCGCCCGGGGTGGGCGCGTTCGGCTTGAGGGCGGTGCCCCTGAGCTTCGCCGCCACGCCCGCCTTGCTCATCGCGTCCATGTCGGACCACATCACCAGGTTCTGACGGTCCACGAGGATTGCGTCGTCTCCGCCGGCCACGGGAGGCTCGCCGATCTCGTCGGCGTAGCGGTTGCGGGTGTAGGTGCCGTTGCGCAGCCGGGTGTCGCGGATGTTCTCCACGATCGTGCTGTCCCGGAAGTCGATCTCGCCGAACTCGAGGTGTGAATCGTCGATGCCGAATCCGCGTAGGAGCAGATGGAAGTTGATTTTCTCCAGCACGAGGTTCGCGATCGGGGTCACCGTGTTCACGCGCAGCGTCTTGTCCTGCGACTCGCCGGTGCCGCCGCCGAGGTTGCCGGACTCGATGATCCCGAGCTTGCCCGGCGGCACCCCGAAGCAGGAGATGATCTCGTCGCGCAGTTGCTTGGACGCGGCAAGGTAATCGGTGACCTTCCGCGGGTCCAGGACCGACACGATGCCGTTGCCGGTCGTGATGACCGGAGTGCCCACGGCCTTGGGCCCCAGGTTGTAGACCATGTACTGCTCGCGCCAGCGCTGGACGTCGGTGTCCTGCTTGTGTCCGAGGTCGACGTGCAGGCGCGGCGGGTCGCCGCGCCGGAAGCACTCCTTGATCGTGGCTTCGGTGAACAGCCACGCCGTGACCGGCAGCAGGGCTTTCTGTGCCGGGCCGACCCCGTACACGCCGCCGCGCGGCGCGTCGAGGGAGATGTGGATGACCTGGTCCGGGGTGAACTCCGCGTACCGGGTCCCGCCGAGCCCGTCGACCTGCTGGACGTACCCGGTGACCTCACCGTGGTCGTCTGCGACCACGGTCATCGTGGTCGCGTCGAGGGTGTAGAGCGCGACCGGCTCGTCCAGGAGCGTGACGATCTCGATGAACGCGTCGCCGAACAGGTTCAGGTCGATGACGGCGGAGCGCAGGAGCTGCACGATGTCTTCGCGCGGGTTGGTCCACTTGAGCAGCCGCTTGAGCCGGGTGACTTCCGGGGAGTCCGGGGGGACCTTGCCGTCCGTCTTGGCGTCGGATACGACCTGCAGCCCGCCGGCCGTGACGGTTCGCGCGATCAGGTCGATCGGCGCGGACACCCACGGGCAGGTGAGGTAGGACTGGTAGAGCTGCTGGAGGATCTGCTGGCGTTCCTGGCTGTAGGCGGCGGCGTTGCGGTTGGAGCTGGGGGTGATGGCGGCGCCGTACTCGTAGCCGATGCGCGGCGCGTTGACGGCGCCGGGCGCCTCGATGCCCGCGGCTTCCTCGATGAACGTGGCGCGCGGGCGCCGGCGCAGTGTTTCACGGATGCGTATTCCTAGCCCCACGGTGATCCGCCCCCGATCGCGACTGGGAATCCGCCGAAGGTGGCCGGCAGCTCGGGGGCGGGCACGAGCGGGGCTGTGGCAGGCTTGGCCAGCGGCACGATCCCGTCGGGCGGCTTCTGCTCCTCGGGGAAGTGGAACTGCGCGCCCACACCCACGGACATGATCAGGTACCTGAGGCCGTCGTAGTGGTGGTCGGGCGCATTGGTGTCTACGTCCTCCGGGCGGCGCGGGTCGCGCGGCAGTGACGACATCGTCTTCATCAGGCCAGGCGCCGTCCCGTCGAGCACGTGCAGCATCGGGCACGCATCCCAACCGAGCGCGCGATGATGCGCGCAGGGCGGCCCGTTGGCCAGGTAAGTGTGCACCCGCGACTTGCCGCCGAGCCGATCGTTGTCCGCCTTCGACAGGGCAAGCCCGACCAGGGCCATCTGGTCGGCCGGTGGGAGTGCGGAGCCGACCTTCCCCCACATCGCCGGGTCGGCGGCGATCGGCACGAACCGCCCCGCGTTGGCGGCGAGGATGCGCCGGGCCTGCTCCTTCTCCGGGGTCTGGACCATCGCAAGTTCCAGGTGCACCCAGAGGCGGCTGTCGTTGTCCTGCGCCGCCGCAATGTAGACGGACGGCGCCGTCCAGCCGTAGTCCATGCCGCCGTAGCGCTGCCAGGCGTCCGGGATCTCGAAGGCCGGCACGAGGATGCGGTCGGGGCGCCAGTCGGGGAACGCCTGGTCCGGCATGACAGACCAGTCTCCGTCGAGGATGCGCCGGCGCAGGTCCGGATCAGTGATGCCTTCGAGGGTCTTCTCGTAGTCCCCGACGTACGGGTTGTCGCTCGCCTTCGCGGGGATGAACAGGCGGCGGCGGCCGGCCGGGTCGATGACCTCGTTTTTGCCGTTCTCGGTGGCGTCGACCCAGCCGTCCTTGACTACGCCGTGTCCGACGAATCCGGGGTTGGAGGCGGAGCGGATGCCGAGGCATGGGACGCCGACGACTCCTGAGCGAACGCGCGTGTAGAGGAAGTCGACGACACTCGGGTTGATCGTGGTGCGCTCGTCGACAATCAGAAGGTTGATTTCCGCCGAGGAGGTCGCGGCGGCTTCCTGCATGTTCTTCGCGTGGGCGAAGGTGAGGATGGATTCGCCGGGGAAGCGCAGCTCGTACTTGGACCCGTCCCAGCGTGCGCCGAGCGACTTGAGGTACCCGAACCGGGCGAGCAGCCGGAGTACCGACTGGTTCAACTCCGGGAAGGAGTTGCGAAACCAGAAGGTCTGCAGGCCCGGATATTTGACGCTAGCCCGAGCGGCGAGCGCGAAAAGGCCGGTCGAGTTGTGAGTGACGATGTAGTCGTCGGTCACGTACAGGTGGTTCAGGTTATCCACCTGGATGCAACGTGAGTTGTCCACTCCGCTCGGCTCGACCGATACCACGCGGTGCCACGGTTCGACATCGCCGCCGTTGAACTGGGCGACGCGCTCTCGCTTTCGCGGCAGGTGGAAGAGCCGGTCCATGTGTCGGCCCTGGACGTAGAGCGTATAGGCGGGGCGGCACTCTCGATACTCCCCGTCCGCCTTGTTGTAGCCAGCGCGGCGCTTGGTGAGTGTCGCGCGATAACCGAGCGACCTGAGGACGCCTTGCATGTCGGTGGCCAGCCGCTCGGACACGCTCGTGAACGAGACATGTCCCCGGGTGTCCATCGTGCCGTCGGTGTCCATGAGGCCTTGTACGAACGCGAATCGGTCGGCCACCGAAGCAGTCTTGATCCGCTCGGGGATGAACTTGTCCCACGAGTGCGTTCCGTCCAGCCCGTCTCGGTGGAGCAGATCGGTTGCCGACGAGCCTGCATGATCGGCGTGCACGGCGCGAAGCGAGCCGCCTGCGGCAAGCAGCGCGTCAAGGCTTGCCACGAACTTCGCCGCGGGTCGCTTGCGTCCGCTCATTACCGCCGAGAGATACGCCTGCGTCCCGGCGCCAGCGGAGACTAGATCAACCTGGCGCCAGCCGCGGGCCGCCATGAGCCGGTCGAGCTCGGCCCGGAAGGCCAATGCCGAGACTTCGTCAGCCACGGCGTGGCGGCGGATGATGGTGTAGTTCGCCGCGCGGCCTTCGCTGCTTGCCGCCCGTGAGAGGCGCAGGTGATCCGGCAGTTCAGCGCGGATCCGGTCGAAGACGACTTCGTCGATTCCGGTGATCTGCGCCGAGCCCTGGCTGAGCGACCCGTCGCCGATCAAGGCGCCGAGGATGTAAGGACTCAGCGTTTCCCATCGGCCTTGAGCCCCGGTCATCTTCACCGGGTTGGTGAGCGGGATCTGCACGTAACGGGGCGTCAGGCCTCGAGCCTTGTCGTCCGCCGCCCGCAGCACCAACTCGCGCAGTTCGACAGTGTCGACGACGCGGCATCGACTTTGCACCCGCAGGTTCCACTCGTCCTCGGGGCGAAGCCCGGCGGGAATCATGGGAGGAGGGGCGTCGGCGCGCCGCTTGCGTGCACCGGAGATACACATCGCCCACAGGTGTCCGTCGTCTGCTTCGACGGTCGATCCGTCGGCGAGGGTAATGCGGTAGAACTGCCGCGGACCGTTGTCGGTGACGGCGATGACCTTGGCTGTCGTGCCGTCCGGGTTGCATACTGCGTCACCGATTGAGATGTCCCCGATGAGCTTGAATCCCTTGGGCGTCAGTACTTTCGTCTCCATGGACGAATCATACGAGGGTGCAGTACGGTCCGGGCAGCGCCCACCTTTCGAACCGCCGCCCGCGCCGCCATAGAGCACGTCGAGGTTTTCGTCAGGCAGGGCGAGAAACCGCTCCTGCGGGCAGGTGCCGCACAGGGGCGGGAGTTCCTGCTCTGGAACGCCGTCCAGCCGGGCGCGCACGCGGGGCTTACACAGGGGCTCGAATCCGATCGCGCCGAACACGTCGATCTTGCGGAGGCGTTCGCGCGCGCGCCGCTCCTTCTCAGTCTCGAGCTCCCGGATCTGCATCAGCTTCTGCAGTTGGAGTTCCGCCACCGAGTTGGGCGGTGAGTTCGGCGATACGAGCGTCGAGACTGTCAAGGGTCATCACCTCGTGGCGCGAGGGCGCGTCGAGGCCCATGAGTTTCGCCTGGCGTTCCTGGATACGTAGCAGCCTGTCGATCGCGGCGAGGGTGGGCCCGTCGTCCACGATCTGCCTGCCTTCGTCGTCTACGACGATTCGGCCGGCCTGGGTGATGGTCACGTGCTCGCGTTCGAGGATCTGCAGCGCCTGGGTCGCGAGGTAGTCGAGGCGGGCGGAGTGCAGCCGTCGCAGCTCTTCCGCCGCTTCGGTGGGGATCGCGGCCAGGGCGCGCTGAATGGCGCGGTAGGCGTGCGAGCGGTCTCCGTAGCCGAGGGCATCGGAGATCTCCTGGTAGGTGTGGTTGCGCGTTCGCATCTCGCAGGCCGCCGCGTCCCGCTGCGCGCTTCCCATGGTGCGTTCGAAGCGGCCCGTGTTGCCACGGTCTATGTAGCCACGGTCTGTTGTCACGGCGCACGCCCTGGGCCGACGGGCAGCGGCACGACGATCGTGTCGAGGATCGGCTGCCCGTTGGCGTAGACGCGGTTGCCCGCGTCGTCGGTGCGGTAGTACTCGGCGGCGACGGCGGCCCGGTTGTCTTGGGTCAGCAGGTTCCAGGCGCGCTCGATCGACACCCAGGGGTGTCCGGCCTGGTGCAGGATCATCTGCGCGTACGGGACGGGCATGGTGAGGCCGGAGATGTCCGGGCCGCGCACGGCGCCGGGCGCACGCTTGGGACGTTCGGGCACCGGGTCGGCGGCGGTGCACGCGCAGCCGGTGAAGATTCCGCAGTCCGGCCGGTGCCGGTGGCTGCACACGTCCGGTTTCGGCTGGGCGGCGGCGCGCGCCGTGTGATTGGTCCAGCGCGCATCGCCGTTCTTCGCCGTGCACGGGTCCTCACCGACGGCCTTGCACTTCGGGCAGGCGGCCGGTGC